GTATTTAGGCAGTGCTACGCAATTATCATCAAATTGGAAAGAAGAAAAGGATGCAAATGCACTTAAAGGAAGTAAGGCTATTATAGAAAAAGCAGATGGAGGAATAATCGCATTACCAGCATCACCCCCAGACATAAAGAAATTAAAACCTATATTAGATAGTGGATTTTATGAGATTCCAAATTTTTGTTATAATATATTTAAAAATCGTGGAGGTCGTTGGAATGATATAATAGTATGGACAAAATTAAATATGGGTACTATGCGTGAAAAAGATTGCTTTGTGACAAATACAGAATGTGAATTAATAACCGATATAGAAAAAACACTAATTGAATTTCAGCTTGAAGACGTTGGAAACCCTACAGTATTTAATGAGGATTCAATGGATAATGGAAATGAATATATTACAAAATTAAACGAAACTAAATTGTAAAGAGGGTGTTCAAATGGATGCCAAGGAATTAAAGAGTAGATTATCAACACAAGATATTATAACAATAATAACTACACTTGGTTCAGAATTAGTAAGAGAATCAACTGAAGAACTTGTATTCACAACATATGCTTGTCATGGAGGCAGTAAGCCTAAATTATGTTATAATATTGAACATCAATCATTCATGTGTTTCACCTCCTGTGGCTTATTAGATATCTTAACTATTGTACAAAATAATAAAGACTTAACATTATCTCAAAGCATTACATATATCTGTACTTTACTTGGAATATCAGATATAAAGTATGGATTTAATGATGACAGAATAGAAGTTATAAGTGATTGGAGTTTTATCAATGGGTACAAAAAGAAATATGAAAAATTAAATAAACCTACTAAAAAATTTAAAATACTAGATAAACAATTATTAAAAATGTTTCAACCAATTTATACAGATGATTGGAAAAATGATAATATATCAGAAGAAATCATGAAAAAATATAATATATTATATTCTACATATAGGCAAAGTATTATAATACCTCATTTTGATATAAATAATGAATTAATAGGAATTAGACAGAGAGCTACATTAGATTTTGATATAGATACCTATGGTAAATATACACCATTTATTATGTGTGGAGATATGTATAATCATTCATTAGGTTCTAATCTTTATGGAATTAATATAAATAAAGAAATAATAAAAAAGAAAAAGAAAATATTGTTGGTAGAGGGTGAAAAAAGTGTTCTTCAATGTGCATCAATGTTCGGAATAGAGAATAATTTCACAGTAGCTTTATGTGGTAGTGCCAACATGAGTAATACTCAAAGAAACATGTTGTTATCTTTAGATGTTAATGAAGTGATAATAGGTTTTGACCGACAATATAAAGAAGTCAATGATGATGAATATAATGAATGGTTAGCTCACATAAGAGAAAAAATAATAAATCCATTATTACCTTATTTTAAAGTAAATATATTGTGGGATACACAGGGTTTGTTAGGATATAAACAATCACCAACAGATGTTTCAAAAGAAGTACTTTTAAAATTGATGAAAAATAAAATATACATAGATAGTTAAAAATAATATAAAAGGAGATATTAAATTTTATGGAATTTAATTATAAAAAAAATGATACAGGTTTTAGGTCTCAATGATAGTTTAGAGAGCATATTAAAGTCAAGAGGTGTTGATAATCCTAATATGTTTTTACATTTAACCGAGGACGTGATTGAGGATTACAATAACTTTGATAACATGGAATTAGCAGGTGAATTGCTTTTAGAACATATAAACAAAGAAAGTAAAATAGCAATACAAGTAGATTTTGATTTAGATGGATATTCGAGTGGAGCAGTCATGTATTTGTATCTAAAAGAAATATGTAATTGTTTGAAAAAGCCATTTAACGTTGAATATTTAATACATAGTAAAAAAACGCATGGACTTTCTAAAGAATCAATGTTAAAAATAGAACAAGGTAAATATAATCTAATTGTTATTCCAGATGCCAGTTCAAACGACTTCAAGGAGCATAAGACTTTATTTGATAATGGAATAGATATATTAATTCTTGACCATCACATAACTTATAAGTATAGTGAATATGCATGTGTGGTAAATAATCAATTATCCAAAAATATAAAAAACAAGGCTATGACAGGTGTAGGTGTAGTATATAAGTTCTGTAAGTATTTAGATACCAGATTAAATATAGATTTAGCAGATAACTATTTAGATTTAGTATCAATTGGAATGGTCGCAGATTCATGTGATATGAGAGATTTAGAAAGTAGATATTTAGTTTT